TCGCGTGTAACGTTTGGAGGTCCTAAGAACGATTAGGACTTATTGTTTTAACCCCTTTTTGCTTTAAGGAGCGAAGGAAATGGCTAATACTAATGGAGCTTGGGGGCTCCGACCCATTGGTAAGATGGGTCAGAACTCCAATTCCACTGGTGTTTCTGGCTACACGACGTATGAAATTGCCAATGCCAACTCTAGCGTTATCTACCAAGGTACTCCTGTTATTCCCCTTTCTACGGGGTATATCGATATAGTGGGAGCCGCCGCTGGTGGTACTGTTGGGTTACTTGGTGCTTTCATGGGTTGTCAGTATGTTTCGAGCACCACTGGAAAACCCACCTGGAGTATGCACTGGCCGGGATCGGGCGCGGATAGTAACCACCCCATAAAGGCCTTTGTTGCAGATGATCCAATGCAAATCTTTGTTATTGCAACGGATGCCTCATGGACCAGTAAGGCAACGGCACGAGCCGCTGTTTTTGCTAACGCGAACTTCGCTACTGGAACAAGCGGCAGCACGACAACGGGTCAGTCTTCGGCTACTCTGTCTATCACTACGATAGCCGCTACCAAGACGTTGAATTTACGTATTCTTGGTTGGGAAGAGGATGCTGCTAATCAAGACTTCTCGGCGTCTGGAATTCCTGCTTTGGTTAGGTTGAATAATCAGTTCAATAGCGCCAATGGTGCTCTTGTGGCTGGTACAACCGACACCGCTGGCGTATAGGAGGGTTGAGAAATGGCTATAAGTAGAGCACAACTCGTCAAAGAGTTAGAGCCCGGCCTGAACGCTTTGTTTGGCATGGAATACGATAACTATGACCGTGAGCACGACCAGATTTTCGATATGGAAAGTTCTGATCGTGCATTCGAAGAAGAGGTGATGCTATCCGGTTTCGGGACGGCACCCACCAAATCTGAAGGAGCGGCCATATCGTTTGACGATGCCCAGGAAGTGTACACGGCTCGGTATACGATGGAGACGATTGCTTTGGCGTTTTCCATTACGGAAGAAGCCATCGAGGATAACCTTTATGATCGGCTTGCTAGCCGGTACACGAAGGCTCTCGCTCGTAGCATGAGTCAGACGAAGCAGGTTAAGGCTGCGGCAGTTCTTAACAATGCTTTTGACAGCAGCTATACCGGTGGCGATGGTCTTGAGCTTTGTTCAACGGCTCATACTCTTGCCAATGGTAGCACTTTCCGAAACGAGCTTTCGACAGCAGCGGATCTCAATGAGACCAGCCTAGAGCAGGCCCTCATTGATATTGCTGGCTTTGTCGATGAGCGCGGTCTGAAAATTGCTGTTACCGGGGTCAAACTTATTGTTCCAAAGGAACTTCAGTTTACCTCGGATCGGCTTTTGGAATCCCAGCTTCGTCCGGGAACTGCGGATAACGACATCAATGCCGTTCGGAACATGGGTATGCTTCCGGAAGGGTATGTCGTTAACCACTTCCTCACCGACACCGATGCTTGGTTCATTAAAACCGACGCACCAAACGGTTTGAAAGGTTTCAACCGGACTTCGATTCGGACTTCGATGGAAGGTGATTTCGATACCGGCAATGTGAGGTACAAGGCCCGTGAACGTTACGTGTTCGGCTGGTCTGACCCTCGCGGTATTTTCGGATCACCTGGAGCATAGGACTGGTATAGTTCGGCTATTGGGAGGAGGTTTCCAGCCTCCTCCCAATCCCTGGGATACATTAGCCCTAGCGACTGGCCCAGCAGACGCTTACAAGGCTCTAGGGCGAAAACCTTTGTAAGGAGGTGTACCATGGGTACAACACGTTTTTCCGGTCCCGTAATGTATAGCGGAACGGGCACCAAAAATTCTTGGTTCCAAAATCTCCCTATCGGTCTTAATCCAGACTACGTCACCAAGATGGATGATTTTGTCGGCATCGATATCGATGATACCGATGACTGGACTAAAGCGGTTCTCAATAGTGGGACCTTGACCCTTCTCGCGGACCACGTGGGTGGATGGGCAAAGTCCACTGGTGATGGCTCCTCGGATAACTCCGGAGGGTCTATTCAGGGGAATGAAATCTTTATGGCGGAAGCCAGCAAGAACATTTTCTTTGAAGCCCGTGTAGCTGTAGCCGATGCCGACGACATGGACATGTTCGTTGGTCTTGCCGAAAACGGGACTTTTGCTGTAGGTGTTCCGTTTGCTGCCAGCAACCAAATCGGATTCTTGTTGGTTGAAGGTGCCGCAGATATTTATGCCAATTGCGATAGTGGCGGCACTGAAACAAAGACCGACACTGGGATCGATTTTGCAGATGGGGCGGAGTCTAGTTCCAATATCACGAACAGCCGTCAGCTTGGGTTCATTGTTCGAGGAACCGGGCAGGTGGAGTTTTACGTGGACAGGGATAAGAAGGTCACAACTACATCCAATATTCCAACCTCTGCTCTTACTCCATGGTTCTGTGCAATGTCCGGGACAACGACTGCGGATGCTGCTTGGTGTGATTATGTTCTGATTAATTCCCAAAGAGTAGCTTCTGGGATGGTTCAATTTAACCAGCAGCCATAGAGGTGAGCTATGCCCGTCAAAAAAGGCAGCCGTAAGAATCCCCCGGAAACGCAAGGTTCTACGAAGCCTCCCGAGAAAAAGCGTGCGAAGAAGCTTCCTATACCAGGAAGCGCTATACATAAATCTATGGTGCTTTCCGGTAAGATTAAGGGATAGGAGTAGGTTGGATGGCGGATACAGTCACCAATAAGACTATCATAGACGGCCCCCGGACCTTCGTGGGATCTTTCAACTGGACGTATGTAGATACTGGAGAGTCGGCGGTTATAAAAATCGATGCGTCGACTCTTTCTACAAGCCCTGAAGGGTCCGCTTGTACGGGCGTCAAGATCCAACGTATATGGTTTTCTACTATTGGGGTTTCCGTCAAGATCTTGTGGGACGCCTCCACGGATACATTAGCCGCACAGCTTCCCCCCGATTACCAAGGTGACTTGGATTTCTCCTCTTTTGGAGGTCTCGTTAATAGTGCGAGTAGTCCTACTGGGGATGTTAACTTCACCACTGTCGGGCACGGTGCTGCCGACACTTATACAATCGTTCTTGAGTGCATCAAAAGTTATTAAGGGTAGCTTGGCGTTATGCCTGACTTGGACCGGAAGAACGAACTTAGTATCTTAGAACTTCGGGGAGAGGTTAATCTTCTCTCGCAGAAAGTTGAGACATTAAGGGTCAATGACTTAGCGCATCTTCAGAAAAGCGTGGATGGCATACAAAGAGTACTATGGGCAGTCGGTGCTGTGGTTCTTGGTCATCTTGGGGTTGCTGTGAAGACTACATTATGGGGATAGAATGAAGGATTTAACCTATTATGGCTGTTTCTGGATCTAAGGATTTTGAACCGAATGTAGCGGAATATATAGAAGAAGCTTTTGAGCGGTGTGGCTTTGAATTACGAACAGGATATCAAGCCAGAACAGCTAGGCGATCCCTAAATTTTTTGCTTGCGGATTGGGCGAACAGAGGCCTCAATCAATGGACTATTGAACAAGTCACGCAAAATCTTATCATAGGCATTACCGAGTATCCGATAGGCACCGTAACATTAAGCGTGGCGGCGAGTGGATTGTTCACGGTTGGCGAGACAATTACGGGAGGAACTAGCGCAGCCACCGCGTCCATGATTAGCGCTCCTACGGCCACTTCTATGACCATAACGGTTCCTTCGGGGACTTTTTCTGCTTCAGAGACAATTACAGGGGGTACTAGCGCTGCGACCACCACGGTTTCTTCTGTTGTTTCCTTTGAGGATGTCCAAGCTACTATCGACGTGCTTACGGCTGTTGTACGTCGAAGTAGCCAGGATCTTTCCACAAGTGCCATTAATCGTGCGGCTTATCTAAACATTCCAAATAAGACAACGACGGGAAGGGTTACGCAGTATTTTGTTGATCGGCAGATCATCCCAGTCATTAAAGTTTGGCCGTCCCCCGAAAATAGCACGGACCAGATTATCTATGACCGTCTTGTCCGGATAGACGATGCCGACGCTTCTGTTGATACCGTTGAGATGCCCTTTAGATTTTACCCATGTCTGGCAGCGGGCTTGGCTTATTATTTAGCCATGAAGATAGCTCCTGACAGGGTTCCAGTTTTGAAGGGCCTTTATGAAGAAGAATTTGACCGGGCTGCCTTACAGGATAGCTCCACAACTTCTGTTAATCTAGTCCCAACATACACCTTTTTAAGCGCGGTTTAGCGATGACCAAATATTCTTCGGAAAAACATGCCCTGGGTATTTCGGACCGTTCCGGTGCCGCCTATAAGCTACGCAATATGAGGAAGGAGTGGAATGGGTTCTTGGTTGGTTATGATGAATGGGAATCAAAGCAACCTCAATTAACGCCTCCCCGAATATCTGCTGATTCTCAGGCTTTGCGAAACCCGCGCCCGGATAGAGTGGAGCCAGCGGTCATGGTGTTGCTCTCGATGAACCCTTTTAGAACGAGTAGCAGTGGATCGGCTGTTATTACGGTTGCTCAACCTGGGCATGAAAGGAGTACTGGCGATACAGTAAGATTCAGGAAGGTGGAGGCTTTTGATGGGTTTACCGAAAGCGCTGTTGAAGACGCCAGCGGGTTTTCTATCACGAAAGTGGATGCTGATACTTATACTTTTACCGCCGGTAGCGGCACGGCAACAACGGGCAATGTAAATGGGGGTGGCGGATTTGCTTCTGCTGGCCCTGTAACGGTGAGTGCATAAAATGGCTTTTACTTTTACAACATTGAAAACGGCGATACAGGATTATGTAGATAATTCCGAGACCACCTTTGACACCAACCTTCCGCGTTTCATTTTGAACGCTGAAGAGCGAATCTTGAAGGAATGCCAACTTGATGTATTTCGTAAGTATGTGACGGGAAGTGTTGCTTCCTCCAACAAGTTTCTGATAAAG